GCCAACCTGCATGCCCACCAGCATGATAGAATAATATTTTTAATTTGTTTTTTGGTGCAACAACGATGTCTTGTTCAACAACATCATGTTGCTGAAAGTGTGTCAGCATATTCACTGTGTTTCTTTTTGTAGTCTTCTACGGCTGCTCGTATAGCATCTTCAGCAAGAATGCTACAATGAATCTTGACTGGTGGCAGTGCGAGTTCTTGAGCAATCTCTGAATTTTTAAGAGCTGCTGCCTGGTCAAGCGTTCGTCCTTTAACCCACTCGGTAACAAGAGAGGATGAGGCAATCGCACTTCCGCATCCGTATGTTTTGAACCTGGCATCTGTTATAATTCCATCTTGAACTTTGATTTGCAATTTCATCACATCGCCACAGGCAGGTGCTCCCACCATGCCGGTGCCAACAGTGTCGTCGATTTCAAACTTGCCCACATTACGTGGATTTTCATAGTGATCAATTACTTTTTCTGAATAAGCCATGTGATATTCCTTCGCTGATTATAGCGTATTTACTAGTGAGTGTCAACCGAAATGGTTACTTGTTCATTCCGCGTTGCATGGCGGATTTGGCCGAGGCAGCCACAATGTCTTGCGCTTTGTTTACAGGCATTTTAGTTGGACCAGTTTCGGCACCTTTGTACATGATTATACCAGGATTTTTAGGATCAATTGGTTCCAGTACTGAATCCAGTGGTGGTTGACTTACAATGCTCACAATATTTCTTTGATTAACTGGAAAGCCCAAACTTTGTGCAGCACTTATAAATGCATCAGTACTGATCTGTTTTTGTGCATTTTCATCATCTGCGCGACCAGAAAGAAAATTCACTAGACCCATTAACTTGTTTGGATCTAGTGAACTTGCAGACTCAACTTCGTCAATTCTCATTATCTACGTGCTCGTCCCAATGCTGCTTTGGGGGCAGGTGCACCTGCGTCAAAATTGGCACCTACATCGGCACCCATTTCGGCACCCATTTCGGCACCCATTTCGGCACCCATTTCGGCACCCGGAGGTGGAACTGCACCAGGAACTCCACTGGCAGCCATGCTGGTGTCTAATGCAGCAGGTTGGCCAGTGACCACTCCCAATGCTGTTTCCAGTTGTACTTTAGCACCTTGCAAGTTTTGCACAAGTCCTTGCAATGCACCAGTGACATCAGTGTTGAACTGGGTGGCTTGTTCCATGCCAATTTGATTGCGGATTGAATCTACTAGAGCAGGCAGTTCTTTGAATTGCATCTCTGTGGTGTCTTCCAACATTGATTGCATTTTGTCTACCATGTCTTGTGCGGCCAACACAACTTGTGCTTGCTGAACTTCTGATTCTTTCAAGTAACGGTATGCTCTACGCAAACGACTTTCAGCAGCCATCATTGCCTGACCGGCTACCATTTTTTGTTCGTCTGGAGTGAGACTTTGTCCTGCTGCACTTTTCTTCAATGCCTGCGCCATCTTGGGATCTTTGATATCCACAGTATTTTGACTTCCTGACGGTGGAGGTGTGGTAGCAGTACTGGTGCTGGGGTTAGTACTAGATGAAGTAGGTGGAATTGGAACCTGTTCTTCTCGGATGCGACTTGCCAATGCTTGTTCCATCATCACAAGTTTCAAATACGCAGGATTGCGCTCGCTAGTGTGACGACTGGGGGTACGCTGATGTTCAGCAATCACACCACGCACACGTTTCAGCATGACCTGTGCTTCACGCACTGTGAGTTTGTTTACAGGCATCTTGGTACCAAAGTAACTTTCAAATACTTTAGCTACTTGGCGGCTCTTTTTTGGTGTGGCCAGTTCGGTTAATTTCATTTGGCAAATCCTCTTAGTTGTAGATATTTAGCCGAATTTAAACATTTTTCAAGTTCTTGATTCAGCAGGGTTAGATTCTCAATTTTAGGTGCAAGTTTGGTGCGCACCATTTCACGGAATTCAGGACGTGTACTGTGTTCTGCTTGCCCACGACGGCAATGTATGTCAGAAGTAAGTGTTTGTTTTTTGTTGTCTAGTATGCGGATGTTTTGTGCTAATTTATATTGTTGCAAGTGATCTGCCACACACCATGACATGGCTGTTCGTTTACTGCTGAATGCGCTCACAAGATCATCACTGTGATACACTGCAAAACCTGCAGACTCGGGTCGCAAGTGATAACGTCCAAACGCCACGTATCCACCGTGTTCATCGTCAATTATGAGTTCCGTGTACACACGTTTGAGTTCGCGCTCGGCAAAGCGTTCTAATTTTTGATCACGGGTCATAGTGTTTTTACATAGTGAGTGGCCAACCATCCCACAACACCCAACAGCGCACCGATGATGCCGATACCCCAGGCAATCAATTGGTCGTTGCGTTTTTCGCCCATTTTACGCACAATGCCATGCACTTCAGTGACCATGTGTTTGACGTGGCCAACTTCTTGTTCCACTGTTTCTATCTTGAGTTCCAGCATGCGGTAACGTTCGGCACATAACTCAACGTGGGCTTCAAGACTTTTCTTTTCAATATCTGTAGTATCAACCATGTTCAGGCTCCAATGGCGTATTTATGGCGCTGAACCAAATGTTTTGATTGGTGCCTTGAGCATGCAGTGTGGCAGTGATCACTTCTGCTTCGTCCAGTCCTGTGACCATGGGCACAGCTTCACAGTCTGCCACAAGTCCTGCTAAATCACTGCTGCCAAACTCACTGCTGAGAACACCCTCTGCTTCTACTTCAAACGCAAAGTGCCAGCCGTCTTTTTGTTTCACTGGATATACAACATTCATGGGCTGTGTTCTTAGACTGACAATTTGCAATAGGCTTTCCCAGTTGCGTTGTTGATTGCGACTGCGATTCCATTGGTCAGGTGTGTCAATCACCAGGCCTGTTTTTGTGGTAAAAGGCAACTGCTGTGGTCGGAGATGTCCAGTGACACCAGTGAAGGTACAGTCAAAAAGGGTGCGGCACAAGACTTTCATTATGTGCATATTTAACGCCAAAAAGAAACCCTGGATTTTTTACGGCCAGGGTTGAGTTAGAACTAAACTGATTACAGGTTAGTGAAACTTGCTGTTGCGCTGACGTTGGCAGTTGGAATACCAATGTTCAAACCACCTGTGGCGTTGGCTGTTTGAGCAGCGGTAACCAGGGTAGTTGTGGTATAAGCACCAGTTGGGTAGATAGCCAAACTAATTGTACCAGCAGTTGCGCCGGCTTGATAGATTGCAATAGTACCAGTTTGTTGGATTGCTGTCAACACGTTGTTCAAGTAACCATTGACGTTACCAGCATTGGTAAGGGCAGCGTTGGCTGTGAGTGTGAAGAAGTCCAGTTTTGGACCTTGAATTTGAACTGGGCCTTGGGCCGCAACGTTGGCTGTGCCAGAGATACTGCCGTTAGCAACGTCCAGTGCAAATACTGGTTGTGTAGTTCCATTTACTTTTGTAAATTGTGCCATGATAAATTTCCTTTAAGGTTAAGTGGTCTCGGTGGACCTGCTTTTATTTATACAATCGGTAAAAATCATGCCTGTTGCGGATTATTTCTAGCCGCATTTCTTGCTGTAAAGTCAAATCTATTTACCGCTTTTCCATAACCTGCAGGGGTGGCCATGACCCAACCTTCGTGTCCGGGATCTTTCAAATCCAGTTGACGCAATACGTCTAATTTTAAATCGTGCAACAACAAGAACAAGGTGAATGCTGCGGCCAAGCCTTCTGTGTTTGAAGTAGGGCTCTGTAGGTATTCCACAATGTTGGCAAATTTACGTGGTGTTACTTTGGTCTGCAGCCAGTCGCCAAATCCTGACAACAAGTTGTCAAAGTTGCCCCCGGGTTGTTTGATTCTGAAGTTGATGTAGTCTACACACAGTTTTGCTAGATCTGTGAGTTGTTGTCTTTTTAGTTCAGCAGGGTTAAACAAGATGTCAATTGCAGCACCTTTGTCTCGCACCAGTGCTTTGATTTGTTTTGCAAGATCTGTGTTTGGCACCATCTCTTTGGCAAAGATAGGCTCAATCAACAACAGGCCCGGAACATCGTTGAACTTCACACGCCGCAAGGGCTGCTTGGGATCACCTGCATCCGAGTACATGGTGTGCATGGCAATGCCAATCTCACTGTTACCTATGCGCTGACCCAATGAGTTTTTTGCAGGAATACGATACTGCACAGTGTTGGGCTTGAACACATAGTTGCCGGCTTCTAGTGGAGGTGTGGTCTGATACAACAAATCACCTTGTACATAACCACGGAAGTTGGCAGGTAATGAGGCTTCTAGTACAGGAAACAATCTAGCGTAAGTTTGTATCAGCGCAGATCTATCTCCTGAACGTGTGTTTTGTATGTCGGCCATCATTCGGGGACTTGTGGCTAAACCATCGTAGCCCTTGGCTTCAAAACCTGAGCCGTCTGTGAGCACAAACTCCCCTGTGTCAGGTTTGCGACCAAAGTACACAGCAGGCATGCCATCCCACTTTACACTGGTTGTTGAGCCCGGGCTAGCAGCAGCCTGATCAAGTATGCTCAATGCTTCAGTAGCACCACGTGATCCTTTGCGAAACACCAGATCTTCCAGGTGTTCAATGCCCTTGGCTCTACCACCCACATTGCCTTCGTCGGCTTCATAAATTTGATAGGGATTGGCTGCTTCACGTTCTACCAAGGGTTGCATGCCTTGGTTTACAATTCTATCACGCAGTCGTGCCAGGAAGTAAGTG